ACTTCCAGGACTCCACCTTCTTAAAAGAACGTCTCTAATTTCTGGATAATCATTTACTTTTACATCATAATAATCCATACAATTTAATCTAGCAAGTGGATATATTTTTTTTATAATTTTAACGTAATCTTCCGGAATTGAATTTGGGGCAGTTCTGTCTGTAGTCCAAGGCTCTTTAATCCAAGGGATTTGATCAGAATTATTTACAAAATTAGATAATGTTTGATACTCTTCATTAGGTAAAAAATTATCTATAACATATACGTTTTTTGCAGAACTTCCTAATTTAGCGGCATTTGCTAAATAGATTTCATCTGGGCGATCAATCATCATATACCTATCATATCATAATTTTGTTGCGTACGTAACTTATAAAACAAACTTGCAATATGAGTATGAAAATGAATGCCTGGATGAGCATAATCTTTTGTCTTTTTATTATTTATGATTGAGTAATCAGACCCTCTTTCCCACTGTGGATGATCTTCAAACTCAAAATTATAATGTGAAAGACAATCATAAGAATAACCTGGCATAGAGTGTGAAAAATTTTTTAATTTAAAATCTTTAATTTTGGACATTTCTTGCAAAATTGCATAAGTAGGCTTATCCCATGTTGTCCAATATAACTTTATGCCATTTGTTAAACAAAATGATTCTAAAATATAAATAAAATTTACAGAATCTAATATTAATTGATGCGGAGAAACAGAATCTTCTATATTGCTTTTATCTTTTATTTCCATAAGTATGCGATTTTTACTGTACTGGCTAACTTTTGGATTGCAAAAGGTTAGTATTAAATTATCTGATTCATCCCAATACCTCTTGCTTAATCCCGATTTATAAAATTCTTTGTCTATTACAACCATACTTCTAAAAAAATCTGGAAATAAACAAAAAATTTCTTTTGGCATTTTATTATTCATACAGTATTTAATGATATTGGTACAAACATTTTTTACAGATGCTCCTTCAACGCCTAAATTAATGATGTTTTTGTTAATTTGGTTGCTTAAAATATTTGTCCATCTTGCCTCCTCTGGAACTCCAATACCAAAAGTTATAGAACATCCAGATGCTATTACATCTGAATTTTCATCAATTTCTCCACGAAAACCATACTTATTAATTTCGTATGTATTGTCATCATCAACAGTTACAACGTTAGCCTTGTCAAAAACATTAACACTATCAAAAACAACTGTGGAATTAGGATTGTGCAGTCCAACAATATTAGTGTTTGAAAAATGTTTTGTCAGATATTCTTTGTTTTTTTCTCTACCAAATATGTAAAAACCTAAAATATCCCTTGTGAAATAAGTCATATAACTATTCTACCATTAAACAAAATCAAACCAAAGTGGCATAATATACCTTGATCCATTTGAAGAAGCAACATGGTACCAATAGTGAATATTTCCAGGGAATAAAATTAAATCACCAACCTTTGGTTTAAATGATACCCCTTGATGAACAAAAGACAACTCTCCACCTGCATAATCATCGTTCAAATACACCCAACCTGCTAAGTGATTTCCATCTTTATGCCCTAAATCGTCTATTGGTATTAATTGACTATTGTTGTGTACCCATTGAGCAAAACGAGAATTTCTTGGTTTTATTTTTACATTGTATTCTTTTTCTATTAAAGACTGAATTTCAGGAATATATTTTTTTGAATAGTCAAGTGAATCATAATATAACAAAGATAAAGTAGGCTTGCCAGAGTTGTCAGTTTGAATAGAACGATTGTTGCTTATCTCTGTATTGTTCATTAATTCTATAATATTTTTACACTCTTCTTTACTTAGGTAGTTGTTAAATATTTTTATATTATCGGGACTACTTCCAATATTGGTAAAATTTTTGTTGGTTAATTCAGATATTACAATTGGTTTTTGCTCAACAAGTTCAATATTATTAAAATCTTTTACTAATTTCAACAACTGACTAATATCTTCTTGATCAGTATGAATCATAAAATCATATATTTCAAATTGTTTTGATAGTTCTTTTATTTGTTTAACAACATCTAACATTGAACCCTTTACGTGATGATGTTGTTTTCTTGGTGCTGCATTTTTATCATACTTAACATTTTTTTCATCTTCTGAACTATTCATAATAAGAGGATCAATGATAAGAATTGGTTTTACACGACTAAGATCAATCTTTTTAAATTGTTCCTTATATATTAAATTATCATCTACATATATGTATTCTGTATGCTTATTTGCTATTTCAATTGTTGTGTCTGAAGATCCAACCACAGCCAAATGAGTTTTGTATTGATGCTTATCCATTAATTTAACAAAATTTTCCATCCAAACCCTTGAAATTTCAACTCTTTTTTCAAGCGTATCAATAAGTGATGAATCAAGCATATAATGCTCTAGAACTATCCTTTCGCTATGTCCATTGCCTTCGTCCCCCCACCTTCCAGCAACAAGATTTACGCCAATTCTTTCAGGAGCAAAACGATTTAACGTATCAACAAGTTTAGCAGCGTAATCTGGACTTGTACCGTATGCTGGCAAAGCAATTGTCATAATTAATTGATCTGTTGCTTTTAATGACTCTGCAAGAACTAAAGAAAAATCTATACCTATTGGGCCATAAGGAAGCAAAACAGATTTTACTCCTGCACCATCTAACTCTTTTGCCATCTGCATAATTCCGTTAAGGTCTAAATGATCAACGCTATCATTTATTTGCCAATGCCTTCTCCACATCCAATGAAATGTTATAGGTTTTTCATTATGCATTATAAGTTTCTCTTCCTTTTGTTTTAAACCAAGATCCTATCTTGGCAGTGGCTACCTTTATGCGTAAAACTTCTGCAAATGTGTCATGAGATATTTCTGAACCAAGGTACTCTTGTCCAGTTTCAAGATCAATTAATTTCCATTTTCCAGGAGCCTTTGTGTGAAGAATTAAATCTATAGGATGTTCGTAATCTTTTACTTCAGATCCATTTAACAATTTTCTTGTTTTATTATTCTCTGTTAAATTTTTATGCTTCATATTTTAATTATACACTATACTATTGTAAACCAAACAGGCAAGGTATATCTAGTTCCAGACAACACCTCTTTAACTTCATGTGGATAATGCAAATTTCCAGGGAAAAACAAAAGATCTCCAATTTTTGGCTTCATAGATATTCCGTGAGTTTCAAAACTTATCTCTCCACCTTCATAATCATCATTTAGGTATACAAGTGTTGCTATTTCGTTATCTGTAATATAGCCAAGATCATCGACATGCAAGTTTAATCTAGACCCTTTTTCCCATTTAACAACTTTGAGAAGTCGTGGTTCTTTTTCTACTATATTGGTAAACCCATATGCTTTAATTAATTCTTCTTTAATTTTGCCTATTATTTTAAATTTATCAAATATATTTGTATGCATATGCATCCAATTAAGGGCCTCGCCTTTATCATCTTTTTGAGATGCAAAACTTAACATTGGTGCTTTTTCTAAAGAATTCATTAAATGTTTAATCTCTTCATCAGACAAAAAATTAGGAATAACTTTTATGTTATTTGAAGAAGATCCAACTGTTTCAAAAAAATTATTGTAAGAGTCGCTTCTTTTTATATCTTGTGGATCATTACCAACTGCTATATTATTAACTATGTATCCCATAAATCTATTATACCCTAATTTTCCAGGGAAAGTAAAGAGCCATTCGTAATCCCTATATAACAATTAAGGCAATAGATACCATCAATGATTGCTTGTGTGGCATTGAGTTCATTACAGAATTTGCATGGAATACCGTTCATTTTAACTCTTTCTCAATAGCCTTAATGGTTTTGCATGGATAGTTTGTTCTACAAGGGTGACAGACCTTCCCAATGAGGTTTGAGACCAGATCTGACTGTCCTTTGTGTAACTCTACTACTGCACGAAGGGCAAGGTATGGAGTCTCTAAAGTTCTACTATTCTGAAACTGTGGACTGTTAATGTTTGCAAGTAATTCGTCGTGTGTCATATATTAATTATATGCTACAAAACGGGAATTGTCAAGTCTTTAAAGTTCGGCGCGAAATAGAAGTAACAAACCTTCCTATGCCCTAAAAGGGCACTATTGGTTACTATCCTTATTCTTCTTGATGTATATATCATGAAATCCAAGAGTGTTTAGCAGCAACCCATCAACAGACCAATTTTGGTTATAATATAAGAATTCATTTACGCTTTGATATATCCCTACATGACCTTCATATAAAACACTGTCATAATTTAGATAAGAGGTTAATCCTATAACTCCACCAACATTAGTTAACTTAGAAGAATCTAATAAAAGTTTTCTTGCTAAAAGCCTATCTCTGTCTATGTCTAAAAAAATAAAATCATATTTTTTATCTAAAGTAGATAATATTTCTATTGCATCTCCTTTTATGGTATTTACATTGGGATGATAAGCAAATTTATTTTTTATATGCTGTTCATGTGTTATGGAATTATTTTTTGGAGCACCGACTCTATCCTGTAGAATACCTGGTGCACCATTATAATAGTCTAAAAGGTCAGCATTTTTAGCGTTTGTTGTGTCTATAATCATTTTAGCGGAATTACCCCAAAGGAC